CGGTTGCGGACTTTAAGTCAATAGAGTAGACAGTTTTACCTGCTCTCAATTGCTCAGAAGCCCAATTGGCGCCTTCCTCTTGATCAAACGTGCAATCTTCTCTTATTCTACCAAGAATAGAGTTGAGAGCGCGATGAAAATTCTGGAAGACCACCTGGATCTCCGCATGGGGTGTACAAATGGGTCTCACCTTCCCACCATTTTCATGGAGGAAGATGATATCACCTGTGTGCTGATGAGGCACTTCCCAGGAGTCACTGACTTCTTGCGAAGTGTCCTTGATAGGACTAGCATTGAGATACTCTTGATAAGGGAGTAACTCAAAAGAGGTTTCCATAATGGAGTCGAACCATTTTGAAGAGGATCTTCTTCTTCCCCACAGGGGTTTAGAAGTATAGAACCCTCCAAGATTTGGCTCAATACCAAACTCACCCCCAGTATATCTGAAAGGTGAGAAGTTGTCTGGGTAATCTGAAGAGCCCTTATAGGGCTCTTGGATTAGCTCCAGTGCCTTCCTTTCTTCTTGTTCTCTCCACTCCTTACTTGTAACAACAAATAAGTAGTAAGTATTAACAATAGAAAGGGACCGTCGTATCTGATGTCTTTTTGACCTCTCTATACTGAAAAGTATAGAAAAGGGGCCCGAAAGTTTTCGGTTCCTCCCTTTTTTGGTTTTCTTGAACCAGGTACAATGGCGGAGATAATCTTTTTCCCGATTTAGGTATGAGATGAGAGAAAGTTTTAACTTTTTCAATCTTTCAATGGTGAAAACCATTCCTGAGGAGGTTACCCACCTCAGGACTAAATTGGTCAAAGATGTCTGGATCCTAGGATCCAGGTCTAAGAGAGAGTAATGCCGGTTTAGTTGACTTTTTAAGTCCATACTAGCCTCCTTTTAAGGATGTATAGTAAACTAGATCGACAGGTAATCATCTAGCAAATCTCATAGAATCTTTGAGAAGATCCCTGAGTCTTAACCTCATAACGGGTTTGTTCTCTTTCGAGACACCCGGTAGAAGGTAGTTTCTTAAATCTCGCTGTTGGTTGGCCATAAAGGCTTCACCTTCAGAAAGTTTTGCTAAGATACCGATCACCAAACCATGAGCAAGAGCAGAAACTTGCTTCTTGTTTTGGGCATTGTTTGAAACTAAATTGACCATAATCTTATGGTTTTTAGCATCAAACTTAACCCCATGGAACTCACTCCAATAGTTAATGCTATTAGAGATTTTCTTACGATCAGGTTTATATTCTGAACCGTTAGATGGTTTTCTTTTAGTTTTATACTGTTGCTTCTCAGTTGGACCTGTCTTAGACATAGGCTCCTCCTTCTACGGATTTATGTAAG